AGTCGTGAAGGTGGAGTCCGAAGAGAACTGGCGTTACTTCGCCAACGTACTCGAGATGCGGTTCTGGAACGATCACGAGCACTACAAGAAAGTGGCGGACTGGCTCGCTCCGTGTGAATACCTGTCACCCGATGGACGCATCTTGCTACAGCGCAAGGCTTCGCCTATAGTAGATCGGTCGGCGCTACCTGAGCAAGTGCCAGCCTTCCTGAGCGACCTGAAGCCTGAGAACTTCGGTATGCTCGACGGGCGGCTGGTGTGCCTGGACTACGCAATGACGATTCCGAACCCCTCAACTAGATTGAAGAAAGTGGATTGGTAATGAGCAACGTATATCGAGAACACGGGTACAACGACCGCGAGGATTATCTGTCTTGCATCGCGGAGGACTACGGCCTTGACCTGGAGCAAGTGGTGCGCCCGCTTGCTGACCTGCTGGGCCCTAGCGAAGACTTCGACGGACTGGTGTCCGCGCTGGAAGACGAGGCGTCCAAATGACACGAATCAACCTTGTCCCACCTGAAGAACTGATGGATCAGCACCTGTTCGCGGAGTTCCGCGAGATCAAGATGGTGCCCAAGAGCTTGCGCCGCAGCCTGCGGGCAGCAGAGGCGCGTGACGTTAAGGCGCACGGCTACCGTGACGCATACGTCCAGGCCCTCATGGGTCAGGCTATTGTGCTCAAAGCTGTGCCCCAGGCCTACACGCTCAACACCGGACACGTCAGCTTCTTCTACGACAAAGCCCTGTATCTGCGAAAGCGCTATGCCCTGCTGAGGGCGGAGCTGGAGCGTCGGGGCATCAACTTCAACCGCGACAGTCTGCTCGATCCTGACGGTGTGTTCGATGCGCTGGACGAGCGCTTCCGCAAGGACTACGATCCGACGCCTGAGGCGCTTGCACTGGTGCGCGCACGTATCGCGGAGAAGATTGCCATGAAACCGCACTGGTATCGCCACAACGGAAAGCCCATCCTATGAGTCAATCCAAACTGCATAGCCTGCTCGAGGCTGTCGTCAATACGCTGGTCGGCCTGGTCATTGCTATGCTTGCCACTGCCGCGATCTGCTGGTTCCACGACATTCCGATGCTGTGGGAGAACAACTTCAAGATCACGGCGTGGATGACGGCGCTGTCCGTTGCTCGGAGCTACGTCATTCGTCGTTACTTCAACAGGAAGGACACGCCATGCTAGACTTCATGATCATCGGCTTGCCTCGGTCTGGTACGACCTGGGCGGCCAACCTCTTCACGACGGATGCGGTGCTGTGCCACCACGACCCGCTCTATCACACCCATTATTCGGAATGGGACGACAAGCTCCGGGCCTCTGTGCCCGTCGGTGTGTCCTGCACCGGCATCTGGCGCTGGACGGACTGGCTCAACGCGCACCCCGCGAGGAAGGTGCTTCTGCATCGTGACGGTGCAGCGATCGCGGACTCCATGAGACAGATCGGTCTGCCCGAGCTCGACCTGCTGGACGCTGAAGTCAAGCTGAATTCCGTCATGGGTCTGCATGTACCTCACACCGATCTATTCGACCCTGAGAAGTGCTGCGACCTGTGGGACTACCTCACGGACGGGCGCGTGCCCTTCAACTGGCAGCGCCACAAGCTGCTCGTCGATATCGAGATGCAGCCAAAGTTCAGCGGCCTGACTGTGGGCAAGCACGTCACCCGCAGGCTCATGATCGAGCTGGCATCTGCAGGAGACGAAGAATGAAGATCTGCATCCTGTGTGGAGGGGTAGGGCACGATCAGTCCGAATGCCCTTGGCCCGAGGCCCAGCAGGAGCGCAGCGTCGCGCCGTTGTTCGCCATCAGTGCGGTAGTGGCGCTGACCTGCATTGCGTCGGCTGTGGGCCTGGCTGTGTGGTTACATGGGGTGAATCTGTCCTGGGCACAGGCTGCATGGCTCGTCCTCGAAGTGTTCCTGGCGGTGTCAGGTAGCACAGCGGCATCGACTGCCCTTTACAAGGCGAAGTTCTGGAGGCGCTGGCTTGCGCAGTGGCGCTATCGCAAGATCGATCCCGACCTGTGCTGCTGTGGCTCTCAGATGGGGCAGGGTGGAAGCATCTGCCATCATGGCGGGTGCAGGAGCGCCAAGGAGTACGCGATCACTCGTGAGCTGGGCGGCAAATAGGAATTGTGACAGCGCAGATCGATCGCGTACCATACCGCTTTCACAACCGCAAGAGGAAAACCTTGATGGATCTCTATCAACAATACATTCACATCTCGCGCTATTCACGTTGGCGCGATGACTTGGGGCGGCGCGAGACTTGGGAGGAAACGGTCCAGCGCTATATCGACTTCTTCGACAAGCGCACGAAGCACCAGTTCAGCGAGGTGCTCCAGGGCAAGGTGAAGAACGCGATCCTCGAGCTCAAGGTCATGCCCTCTATGCGTGCCCTGATGACTGCCGGTGAGGCGCTGGAGCGTGAGAACCTCGCGGGGTTCAACTGTTCCTATCTGGCGATCAACACGAAGCGTTCGTTCGCCGAGGCCCTCTATATCCTCATGTGTGGCACTGGTGTCGGGTTCAGCTGCGAGCGCCAGGAAGTCACCAAGCTGCCCGCCGTGCCTGACGAACTGCTCAACACTGACGACACCATCGTCGTGGCAGACTCGAAGGAAGGCTGGGCGAAGGCCTACCATGCGCTCCTCGGGCATCTGTGGAACGGTGACATCCCGAAGATCGATTACAGCAAGGTCCGGCCCGCTGGTGCCCGCCTCAAGATCTTCGGCGGTCGTGCGTCCGGCCCGGATCCGCTCAAGCGTCTGTTCAAATTCACCGTCGATACCTTCCAGCGCGCGAAGGGTCGCAAGCTGAACAGCATCGAGGTTCATGACCTGCTGTGCATGATCGGTGAGATCGTCGTGGTGGGCGGTGTGCGTCGCAGTGCGCTCATCAGTCTGTCGAACCTGTCGGATCAGCGCATGCGTGACGCAAAGGCTGGCCAGTGGTGGAACGACAACCCGCAACGCGGCCTGGCGAACAACTCCGTGGCCTACACCGAGAAGCCGAGCGCTGAGATCTTCATGGAGGAGTGGCTGTCGCTCGTGAAGTCCAAGTCAGGTGAGCGCGGTATCTTCAACCGTCGTGCCGCTGCTGCACAGGCTTCGCGCTGGGGTCGCCGTTCCAAGGAACTGTCCTATGGCTGCAACCCGTGCTCCGAGATCATCCTGCGCGACAAGCAACTCTGCAACCTGTCCGAAGTCGTGATCCGTGAAGATGACACGATGGTCACGTTGATGGAGAAGGTCGAGATCGCCACCATCCTGGGCACCCTGCAAGCCACCCTCACCGACTTCAAGTTCGTGTCGGAAGCCTGGGCGCGCAACACTGCCGAGGAAGCTCTGCTGGGCGTCAGCTTGACGGGTATCATGGACAACGCGCTGACCTCCGGCCAGCTGGGCGCCGACAAGCTCACGCACACCCTGAACAGCATGCGTGACCACGCACGTCTCGTGAATGCCGAGTGGGCGGAAGCTCTGGGCATCAAGCCTTCTGCGGCCATCACTTGCGTCAAGCCGTCGGGCACCGTGAGCCAGCTCTGCAACACCGCCAGCGGTATCCACGCACGCCACAATCGGAACTATATCCGCACGGTGCGCGTTGATAAGAAGGATCCGCTCTACCAGTTCATGAAGGACAAGGGCTTCGTCACTGAAGATGATGTCATGCGTCCGGACAGCACTGCCGTCGTGAGCTTCGCCATGTCCGCGCCTGATGGTGCTGTGACCCGTGATCAGGTGACTGCGATGCAGGCCCTGGAACTGTGGTTACTGTATCAACGTGAGTGGTGCGAACACAAGCCTTCCGTCACTGTCACCGTGCGTGACGAGGAATGGCTATCGGTGGGCGCCTGGGTCTATGAGCACTTCGACGAGGTGTCGGGCATCAGCTTCCTTCCGCATACCGATCACACGTACCAGCAAGCGCCCTATCAGGACATGACGCCTGAAGAGTTCGCTCAGTGGCAGAAGGAACACCCTGTTCCGGAAGTCGATTGGCGTGAGCTGGCCACCTACGAGAAGACGGACGACACCGTCGCGATGCAGACCTTGGCCTGCACGTCCGGAGCGTGCGAGCTTCCGTGATAACTTGCAGGGCTCATCTTGTATGAACGGGTGAGCCCTGTTTTACTGTACGCCTGTTCATTAACCGAGGAAAACTAGATGTCTATAAACATCAGACAGAAGGGACAAAGCGGGGAGCGTGAGGTCTGTGACTGGCTCAACGGCATTGCCTACCGTGCGCTCAAGGACGAGGGCTTGCCCTATCCCACCAAGCCGATCTTCCAGCGCAACCAGAACCAGTCGGCCGTCGGGGGCTCCGACATCACGAACCCTGTGCTCATGTGCTTGGAAGTCAAGCGCCAGGAGCAACTGGATCTGAACGCATGGTGGAAGCAGTGCGTGACCGCTGCGCAGCAGTTCGGAGGGCGCCCGATTGTCGTGTTCCGCCAGAATGGCAAGCGCAAGTGGCGCATTCTAATCGAGGCGAACGTGGCCTATCAGTGTGGTCAAGCTCACTCCCCCATGCGCTGTGAAATCAGCCACGAGGACTTCGAAACCTTCGCCTATAACTGGATGCGTCGTATGCTCCAGACTGGTGCCTGGAAACCTGTGGAGGCATGATGAATATGCACCCGAAGCGTTTATCCATCAGCGAGAACTCGATGGATTACTGCAGAATGTTCGATGTGTTTCTCGACGGGAAGCGCCAGAATCGCTGTACCGTGGCAGACGTGGAGCACGGTTACGTCGTGCGGTACAAACAAGCAGTCTTCGGCCTTCCGGTGAAGAACCATAAGACCGGCAAAGTCGAGACTGAAACCGTACATGGCAAAGTCGAGATTGTGCGGAAGGTGCCTAAATGATGAACCGAGCTCAGATCGTCCAAGCGATGCAGGAAGAGGTTCTGAAGAATACCGTGTATCAGCGACGCTACGATGCAGCGCTGCACATGTATCAGGCCGCCTGTCTCGATAACCACGGGCAGGAAGCCGACCTCAACCGACAGAACCTCCATGCACTGCTGGATCTGATGCTCGACAGCCTGGCGTCGGTGCAGATGCTCCAGCGCCAGCTCATGCTTCTGAGGGATTGACAATGAGAGCGACCCTGTTGATCTGTCTAGTGCTCTGCGGGTGCGGTCGGCAGGGTCATATTGATTGTGCCATCCTTATGGGAGGGTGGCACCCTGACATCCCGCGGAGCATAGCTCAGCAATGCGAGAAGGAGCGAAAACATGATTCCACGATTCCCCATGACACCGGAAACCGCCAAGGCGATAATGGAAGACAACGAGCGGCGCCGTAAGGAACGGGAGCAGCGCAAGCGGGCCAAGCTGTTGGCCCAGGAACTGGAGGCAGCACTGCGCGACGAGCAGGGGCCGCAGCAGCCGCGCGCGTACTGGCGCTGGCCCATGGGTATTGGCGCGCATGCGATCGCGCTGTGTGTGCTGGCTGCTGCCGCTGCGCTGGGGGTATTGGCTCACCCACTAAGCTGATCAACTTGCTATCACGGGCTCGAGGTTGTTATACTCGGGCCAGTTTTCGTGAGGGTCTGACAAATGGAAGACGATCTTGATGCGGCTCGCGGTGTAGTGAATGGCGTCTTGCTGAGCATTCCACTCTGGGCAGTGATTATCCTCGCGATCAACCTCATTAGGAGCTGGATATGAAACTTGCCTGGGGCAAAAAGGTCGATCAGGCCTTCCGTGACAAAGTGTTTGCCATCTGCGATGGCTTCAAGTGGAACCGTGAAACGCATGCTGGCTGGCTCATGTCCTGCATGGCGTTCGAATCCGGCGAGACCTTCAGCCCCAGCGTGCGCAATGCAGCGGGCAGCGGCGCCACCGGACTCATCCAATTCATGCCCAGCACTGCGCAAGACCTGGGCACCAGCACCACGGATCTGGCAGCCATGAGCGCTGTGGATCAGCTGGATTACGTGCAGAAGTATTTCCGCCCCTATGCTTCCCGCATCGGTACGCTCAGTGACATGTATATGGCGATCCTGATGCCCAAGTTTGTGGGGCAGCCTGAGGACTCTGTCATGTTTTTGGATCCGAAGATCAGCTACCGCCAGAACGCTGGTCTGGATGCGAACCGTGACGGGAAGATTACGAAGGCTGAAGCAGCGAGCAAGGTCCGCGCCAAGTTCGATAAAGGCATGCTGGATCGGTTTGCGCTTGAGCTGTAGTTTGATTCCTGTAGCTTGATGCGTTTCGCTTATGTTACTATCCGCGAAACAGGGCATGGGCCTCTGTCGAAATCAATCGAATAGGGGTCCAAATATGTTGCCGGAAGATCCGTGGAATAGCTGGTGGATTAAGGCGTTGGTTTATAGCTTATTTGCTATGTCTGCTGGATCGATGGGACATGTCATGCGAACCATCGACAGCCGTCAGAAAATCAAGTGGAGTCGCGCAGCTCTGGAGGGTGGCGCGGCTGGTTTCGTTGGCCTGCTGATGTTGCTGGTGTGCCAGGCGATGAATCTGTCCGAGCAATGGACGGGCGTGATCGTTGGCGTTTCAGGTTGGCTGGGGGCTAACGCCACGATCCGCATGCTCGAGTCTATCGTGCTGAAGAAGCTCGGTATCGAGAAGCAACCCTCCGAACCCATCCGGGAGCGCGCCGATGATCACCCTTCTGCTGACTAAGCTGCCCTGGCTCGCAAGTGCCTTGGGCTTCTTCAAGAACAAGATCAGGCTCGTTATCGAGTACGTCTTGATCGCGGTGATAGTGGCTGCGGCTGGCTTCACCTTCAGCATGTGGTTATCCAAGGAACGCACGGAGAAATCGCTGCTGACCACACAGAACGAGCTTCAAACCGTTCAGCAGCGCCTGGGCGCAGTGGAATCGGTCAATCAGCAGCAGCAAGAGACAATCGGCGAGCTGAAAGAACTTCGTCTCCAGGATGCACAGGCCCTCACGGGCCTGCTGACCGATTACAAGGTGCTGGCGGACAACGATGCTCGCGCGCGTAACCGTCTCGCAACCTTGGAGAAGTCAAATGAAACTGTTCGGAATTATCTTAATCAGCGCATCCCTCCTGATCTTGCCTGCTTGCTCAACACCTGCGACACCGGAAATTCGGGTAGTGACAAAGGTGGAACGGGCAGTACCTCCCGAGGGGCTGGTGCAGCAGTGCCAGCAGGCAGCGGATCGTCAGCTGGTAGTGACAAAAGACCTCATTGATTCGCGTCAGGACTGGATAACGTCCTTCTGCGAATGCGCGTCCAAAATGGCCCGCCTTATTGAGTGGAACACCGGCCAAAAGCCTGCAGAATTGCCGGCTTGCCACAAAATCTCGCCCTGATATTCTGGTTGCGTATCCGGCCTCAGAATCGCTATACTCCGATCAAATTGGGCGGGTGATCCGCCTTAACTATCCGATTGGAGTTCCCACATGGCTGAGAACACATCGGGTCTATATCTGGATCCTCGGCTCATGGAGCCGGAACCGTCCGGTCAAGAAAAGGCCCTTCGTGATCTATTCGTTCAGGAGTATATAAAGGATTTCGATCCTTTCCAGGCTTGCCTTCGCGTAGGGTTTCAGGCTGCTTTTGCCGTGGAATACGCGAAGAAGTTCATGGGCGAGGCTTATGTGCAACGCCGGATCACTGAACTGCAACGCGCGACCCCTGAAAACGAAGACGCCCAAGCTAAGGAAGACCGTGCCCTGATCCTGAGCGTGCTGCGCCAGGCTGCACAGAATGGCCCCTACGCTTCCCGCGTGCAAGCTGCCGCCAAGCTGGCCAGCATATACGGCCTTGACCGTCCTGACGGCGGTGAAGAAGGTGAGCAAGCTCTCAT